TTGTATTGTTCGTTTCAACATGGCGCCCAGCATCGGTGTTGCTGGTTCAAATAGAAGTTTTCTAATTGGGCTACCAATTTCGCTGTGAAATGGACGCTCATAGTTACCAGTTAAAATTAAATTCTTTAAAGCATTCTTTACAGCATCTTCATCATAGCGACGAGTAACATCTAATGTCACGGGATTTTTCGTGAAATTAAAGTCTAAATCTGAGAATGTTCTTGTATTATTTGCCATATTCTTATTTAGGTTATTCTACTGAGGTCTTTGCATTTCCCTGTGAGACTTGATCACCGTCGGCAATTGGATCATTAACTCTGGCTGCAGCCTTACCCTCAAAGAACGTCTTAGAAGCACCAGAAGAAATTTGCCTCTGCGCTTCTTTATGTAAAGTGCTACCCACAGTATGTTGCTCAAACTGATCGCCAACTGTCCCTATTAAAATGCCCCCAACAAAACTTTTAATGCATTGAACTTTCTTAGTTAGTCCTGTTGGTGGTCCACCATCTAAACCTTTGCTTAAAGCACCTTTGTATGTCAATGCGGTCATGCCAATTTCGCTGCAGGAGGAGTAATAGAATCTACCAAAACAAACCCACCTTTAGGGAATGTTCCTTGATACGTTTTATCGTTAAGCATAGTAAATGCTTGTTTGCGTTGACTTTTTCCGTAACCCATATGAACCCATACTTGACCTGGATGACGGTATTCTAATATGCATTGATCATATGGTAATATCTTTTCTAATTTCTGAGCCAACTCATATGTTTCTCGTAGAGACTTAGACAATAAAGCAACGTCAATAGCAAAACCTTTACAATGAGAGGAATTTGGGGATTCAGTTGCAATAACACCTTTCAGTCGATATCCAGAAGTAATCATCCATAACTTACCCCTTCCACTTATTCCACCTGGAAGAACTTCAAGTGCTGGTTCAAGAACATTCTGACATGTTTGTGCGAGATTACATACAATTTCTTGGACAGTATATGTTCTTATTTTACCATCGTCACCTGTCAACTGCTGATCAACTAATTTATGTTTTCCATTTAAACCACCAGCCATAAGCATGCCTAAAGTAAAGTTTTTGGACATTCTATAATCATCAGTAAAGTTTGTTGTATTGTAAATAATTTTACAATCAGTTGGAATTACTGTATTAGTTCCACCACCTGGAGTAGTTGGTTCTTCAGTTACTACAGCTGCTGGTGGATTCGGGACACCACTTTCTCTATTTTGTTTAGCAGATTCTGCTCTTCCTTCTGGTGTTGCATAGTCTTGTGGGGTCTCTGCAGCAGCACCATCAGCTACTCTACGATCAGGTGGAATTAATTGTGGTACAGTTGGATTCAATGGATCTCCTGCTATTGGTGGAGTTAATGTAAAGTCAGCAACATCTTGTGCGCCTGAAGCACCATTACCAAATTGACCTTGTGAGTAATCAGCGTGTAAAGTACCACCAGCAAGTATATTCATATCTGCGGAAGATTCAATCTGAACTGATTCTGATTTAATACTTGTTCCAACACCTGCTTGAAAGAACATATTATTTGCAGACTTCATTGTAATATTATCTGCAGCGATATCTAATTGACCAACTGCTTTCAATTGCATGTTACCACCGACTGCAAGGGTAACATCATTGGCAGCACCAATATCTAAATTATTACCAACCTTAACAGTAGCATTCTGCGCTACTTCAATATTTGCATCAGTTCGGCAAAAGATATTTGCATTACCATCAACTGTTAAATTATATTCACCACCGATCCAAATAAAACCATTACGCTCTGTGATCATGAAGTTATCACCAACAATATAATTAGTTTGTGTACCCATTGGGTCTACTTCATGATATGTTCCTGCTCTGTGAAAAGTATGTATCCTTTCATATCCAGGAGTATCATCAAACTCTTGAATATGTCCAGACTCAGATTCATAAACTTTATTATATGGATATTGTGCGCCAAAGGCAGGTAGGTGTTGATCCCAAGAACCTTGTCCATTTGCCTTGGGAACACCTTTATGAATAGAAGCGTCTTTCTTCTGAACAATTGTTCCTTCAACTAATCCTCTTGCTAAACGATTTGTATCTGGCTCACCAATATAATCTTTTAGCGGATACTTGTTATTTGGATCGCGGAATCCAGTATTATCTGTTCCATTAGCAATTGATGCTTCTGATGGACCAGGTGTTGGACTACTTCCATCTTTTGGTGGCTCAACTGCAGGTGGGTTAGCATCTTTTTCTACTGCACCACCAGCACCATCACCATAAAAATATTCATAATATTTTAATTTCTTTGCTGCAATATCTGGTGAATTTACACCAACTGCCTTTTTGGCAGCATAAAAATAATCAGGATGTGCATTTGGTTTAACACCTGCTGGAACTCTATCTTTAATGTAAAGCGCAGCGACCATTGCTGATACATTAATATCAGTGTCAAGAGAATCTGGATTATTAACAATATCAATATTAAGACCAGCAGCATTTGCAAGTTTCTGGTAACGAGCATAGTTACCCTTACCAGTCAATTGAATAAAACCACGACCATAATATTTACCACCATCAGCATCAGTTTGATTACCCAAGAAACCTTTGCCACGTGTAGTTGGTCCATAAACCCAAGAGAAAAATTGTTCTCTGGTTATACCTTTCTTTGGTGCATCAGAAAATTTTGCTGAGGTTTCTTCAGTTGTAAATGAGTAGATTTGTTTTAAACGAGAAGCACTATAACTAAAACCTTCTAACTGAGGGATCCATCCAGACTCACCGCCAGCAATACCAAGTAATGCACACTTTTGTTCTTTGGTTGTTAATCCAACTTTGTCACATGCAGCAATAAGTGCTTTGATGCCATCAGATGCCTTACCAGCATTTGAAGAAGATTTTGGTGGAGGAACTGTTGGAATTGAAGTATTAGTTGCAGTAGAAGTGGGGGTTGCTGGCGTAGTTGCACTTGGTGCAGCAGGTGTAGTTTGAACAGGAGTTCCATCTCCACTAAGCACAGGATTACCGCTACCATCTGTTAATACTCCAGATGCTTTACTTGCATTCACAGCTTCTAAATTTGTTGGGGCTGATTTAAAGGTAATGATATTCTCACCATAACCAGTAACCAACTCACTAATAGTTATTTGCGTTGGTGAATCAATTGAAACAATATAACAGTCTTTGGATAAACCAAATCCAAGAACTTTCATATTTGCTGTAAGTCCAGCAGTTAAATTTGTTTTACCAGTTTCTTTATCAATGAATGTTAATTGTTTGCCAGTAACTGGTCCTTCAATAGTTCTTAGTTCAATATTTTTAATATTGTAAGACTGGATTACACTTGCGCTATCATCATCTGATATTGCAGCTGGAGCACTTGGTATACCACCAACAGTGCCAAGCATAATTGGTTGCTGCATGAATTCATCAGCAAACATAATAATAACAGTAGTACCTTCAACTGGACCAACTGGTGTATAACCAATACCATTCATGGCAGCCGAGCCAATTGGCTGAACAGGAGTTGCCCATGGTAGTTGCTGAGTTGGGAGTTGTGTTTTATCATGCGTGTGTAACCCAACGACACGAACCTGACAACGACCAAGTTCTAGTGGATCTGAACGACTTTCAACTACGCCTGTATAAAACATTAGATATTCCTATCAATTTTCATTTGTAAACTATCTTTAATTAATTCCATATGACACTCATGGCGATCTCTTGTAACGTAATGATTAATTGCTGAAATAATATAGAATCCAGAAAACATTTTGTCAACTAAATCTTGATCGTCATCTTCTTTATTTACTGGTTCAATTTTATTTAATGTTACAGATACCTTTTGACCAGCAGTATAATCTGACCTACCTGGTACTGTAATTTCAATTTTACCAGATTCTGCTAGTTTCATTAAAGATATTCTTTCCTGAGCATACTTGAAATTAGTTGCATCACCATACCCACTAAAATTAGCATTATCTCTAGGGTAATTTATTAATAAAGAATTTGCCCTAAAAATTACATTGTTTCCTAAAACAGGATATGGATTTAAATGATTCAATCTATCATATTTTTGCTTAATATCATAATTTTTAACATTGTAAATTTTCTTATTAAGATCATAGGAAACAAGTTTAGAAGAATACAAACCACTTCTTACTTTATCCATGTAATCAAATCCATTTGGTATAACAAGTTCTTCTATTCTTCTATAATCTTCAATTGGATTTTTAGCATCACCACCACCTGGAAGAGAATCTCTAGTGTATCCATCTTTAGTAAACGATTGATATAATCCATTTGTATATAATGTATCTAAAGATACAAAATAAAATCCATAACGATTTTCAAAAAATACATAATTTGCAGCATCATTTTTGTTTACCGCAACATCTGTTATATAATTAATACATTTTGCTGGAGACCAGAAGTTTGAAATAAACTTTATATCTTTATTTGTTGGTTCAACAAAAACTTCTTTCGTACTTTGTAAACCATTAAAAGTATCAGTCACTAGAGATTTAACAATATCTTCTGGTCTTCCAGAATATACTTTACTAATTTTTTTATTTAAATCAATTACAGCTTCGTTTGAAATAAAATGTAAAACATACCCAACCTGCCTATCTCCGAGTAATACTCGGTCAGTCATTTTGTAAATATAAAAAACACCTTTTATATTTTGGGTTTCATCTAATGTTGGTGTTATGATTTCAATCTCAATCATTTCTTCGCCAACAAATGGGAACAGGTTTACTAAATCGTATGACTCTCTTAATGTCAAAGAACCAGTCATGAATGGTGAGAATATATCCTCATAAATTGTGACTGCAAGAACCTGTGCAGCAATATCCTTTCGCATTCCTGCGCTAGTAAATATATCACATTTTTCAATGCTTACATCACCAGCAAATCGTAATTCTTTATCTGCTGCTTGCATTAGATTTCATCTTTATAATTTTTCAGAATCGTTGATATTAAATCTCTTGATATAATTTTAATCCTACGTTTTGATTCATTAACTTCCGCTTCATAATTTGCATTAGTATATGGAACAGCAGAAGGGTAATCAGAAGAAACTATAATACCATTTGCATTTTCATAATGATGAATTGCGTTTGCGTTTGCGCCATATTTGTCAATTACATACTGATCTAAGTTTGCTTGTGTAAGTGGCCAATCAGAAAGATAATCATAGCGTTCATTCACTAACATAACAATCCAATGATACATTGCGTTACCATAAATCTTCTCAGCAACAATCTCTGGGGTCTCACCCTCAACGATATCATAGTAATCGTAAACAGTTATGTTGGCAAGAACGTCTCTGCGAAATCTGATGTTTCTTGTTATATCGGTAAGGATAACTGCTTTGGTTTCAGTATCTAATGAGGTATATGGAGTTGATATAGTTACTATTGGAATAGTAGTATATCCAAACCCACCTTCAGTAATAGTAATGTCAGTTATTTGCCCATTTGAAACTGTGGCAAATGCTTGAGCAGCATACTCACTTTCTTCTGGTGCTGAAAATGTAACTTGAGCACTAATATAACCAGAACCTGGATCTGTAATAGTAACTCCAGTAACTGCACCACCACCCATAAATGCAGTTGCCTTTGCTTGCGTTCCTGATCCTATCGTTTTTGTAATATCAAAATCATAAAGAAATTTTGGAAAGTTTTTAAAATACATTATAGACCATCCTTAATTTTTTCTTTAGACAATAGAGCCAATTCACGGAATGATAATGTAATATCAATTTGAGTTGGCATGCCATTAGAAAACGTGCTAAACATTCCATTTGGAGTATAATTAATATTTAAGTCAGTTAATACACATGACGTATGACGATGCAAATTTCTATTTTCCAGACCATCTTGATAATAGAAAATATCAAACTCAGAAGGATAGATATAAACGAAATTGTTATTATCTTTATATTCTGGATGCATGTGATACTTAAATTGTTCAATAATATTTAAAACATTTTGCGCTTCAGTAGAATTTCTTGGGAAGAATTTATAATCAAAACTAAATGTCCTAAAGTTAACACCTTTGAATACTTGCTCTTTCTTTGGATTTGCTGCTAAACCAGTAGCAACTGAATTTCCTGCTTGGTTTGGACCAGAAGAAAGTGCTTTACCTACTGCTATACCTATAAATTTGTCTCCAGCCACTCCTGCGACATTACTATTTTTACTATTACTTTCAACACCCTTAGCAACTTCCCATCCGCTAACAATTGAAGCAGCCATTGCTAAATTTTGAGTATCTTCTTCACTCCAAACCATACCATAGTTAATTGAAAGAGTATTTGGAATATGCAAAGCAATTGCAGTTTTTAATCTTTTCTGAGCACGAGAGCCATTCGCTCCAACTAATGCGCCAACTGCTGCTCCAGTACCACCACCAATTAAAGCACCCTTACCTGCTGGACTCATTCCAGTTTTTTCTCCAGCTGCATTTTTCGGTGCTTTAATACCGCCTGCAAATAAACCACCAGCAATACCACCTTCTACTGCACCAACAATACCACCTGCTGCTGCTAATTGGGTCGCACTTAAACCCATGGCAACCATATCACCACGATCTCTTGGAGTCATATCAGTGACAGAGGCATTACCACCTGGAGGAATTAGTTTTGATTCTGAAGATACATTAATATAAAATATTGCATAGTTACCACCATATTGACCACCTGGATCATACAAATCTGATGGATATGAGTAATTGTCTATATCGTATTTACCCCTATCAAAAGATGATGCTCCACCTCTTGGTGTATAAAGATTTGCTTTTGGAGTAGGGGATGCAGGTGGCGCTTGCGTTGCTGGTGTGGTATCTGCCATTTAATTTCTCTAAATAGTGGGTTATTGGCTATTCTATTACTTATTTATGTTCCATAAAAGATTGTTTAAACCTTTGTATCCAGAAAAATATACAGGAGATCCCACAAACATTATCATGAGATCTAGTTGGGAAACTCGATTTGCCTCTTGGTGTGATAAGAATCCAAGCATTATAAAGTGGCAATCAGAAGAAACTGTGGTACCATATCGTTGTCCAACTGATGATAAAATTCATAGATATTTTGTTGATTTTCAAATACAAGTTCAACAAAAAGATGGTACATTAAAGCGATATTTGGTTGAGGTAAAACCAGCAAAACAATGTATTCCACCAGAGTATCCTGGACGTCAAACTCAAAGATATATTACGGAATCTATGGCTTATATCAAAAATCAAGCCAAATGGAAAGCAGCCACAGAATATTGCAAAGATCGTGGTTGGGAATTTAAAATCATAACAGAAAAAGAACTTGGTCTTACGTAACCTAAATAAAGAATATGGCTATTAAGAAACCTATTCAAGACGTTTTCGATCAGAATAAATACGATCTTTTAACTGCGGTAAAGAGATCTAAGAGCTGGTTCGAAAAACAAGTGTCCGCAATGGCACAGCAAAACATCACTCCGAATAAAGTATTAAAGGGTGAACCAAGTCACATGCGCTCGGCTATTATGCCTGGAAATCTGTATATGTATGTATATGATCCAAAGACAAAAGACGACCTCCCATACTATGATAGATTCCCATTGGTTTTCCCTTTCAGAAAAACAGCAGATGGTTTCTATGGTTTAAATATGCATTATTTACCGTATGACCTGCGTATAAATTTATTGGATCAGTTATTAGTTTTTAAGAATAATTCTCGTATGGACGAGACGACTAAAATTAAATATAGCTGGGCATTAATCGATGGAGTTTCTCGTTATAAGGCTGCTAAACCTTGCGTAAAACAATATTTATCTGGTCATGTAAGAAGCCAATTTAGACAAATTTATTCAGAAGATTGGGCAACTGCTATGTTATTGCCTGTTGAAAGATTCGTTGGCGCATCTAAACAACAAGTCTGGGCAGAATCCAGAAAAATTATAAGAAGAGCATAAATGGCACAATCACCATTAAATGATTTCATATCAAAAGTAAAACAAGATGGTCTTGCTAGGACAAACAGATATACAGTTTTATTTACAGGGTTTACAACAAATAGAGCTCGAGATGCTATGATGATGTGTGATCAAGTTCAGCTTCCAGGAACTAATTTTAATACAGCGGATATGAGAACTTATGGAGAAACAAGAAAGGCTCCATATGAAAGATTATATGAAGATGTAAATATGTCCTTTTATGTTGATACGCCAATGACTGTAAAAACTTTCTTTGATGACTGGATGACGTGGATTCAAGACCCTGGAACCAGAAATTTTAATTACTATGAAGACTATACTTGTGATATTGTAATTGAAGTACAAGATTTAAAAAATCAATCTCGCTATGGTGTAAAATTACATGAAGCATTTCCTAAAAGTATTGGCGCCATCCAAATGGATTACGCTGGTAAAGATGTTATGAAACTTTCTGTAAATTTTGCTTACAAATATTATACTGTTGGACAAATGGCAGTTGAAAATACTGATCATGCTGATGGTGGTTTCTCTCCATATAATTTTATGGGTGATTCACCAAGCACATATACTCCAATTTTCAATCAAACACCAGCAGCAGTTCAAACTAAAAATGATCCGCTTAATTCTTTTATTAATAGATTAAAGAATTTTGCAATAGGCGCAGTCGGTTCTAAGATTGTAACAAAACTTCCTGGAATATTAAGAAAGAGGTAATAAAATGGCAGAAGTAAAAAAAGACGAAGATTGGATGCAAAAGAAATGGCGTCCAGCAATGGGTTGGATGTATATGGTTGTATGTTTCTTTGATATGGTTATATTTCCAATTCTTTGGGCATTAATACAAACTATTCAGCATCAACAATTAGTTCAATGGAATCCACTAACACTTCAGGGTGCTGGTTTATTTCATATCGCAATGGGTGCAGTACTAGGTATCGCAGCATTCGGGAGAACTCAAGAAAAACTTGCAGGGAGCGCAACAAATGCAACTACTACCCCACCAGCAACAACATCCTTCCCATCAGCTGTGTCAGCAGCACCTAGCATACCTACGCCAGCAGCACAACCCATGGCTAGCACAAGTGGCTTTGGAAGCGCACCTGCAGCAGCAAGTTTTGGCGCAGGGTTCCCAGGTGATCCTCCAACAAGGAACACTCGCAACGACGGATAAATATGAAAATCGATGATACATTATCAGAGGTATTTAATACAATACCTCAACAAAAAGAACTTGAAGTGATTGACAATACTACTGGTGAAGTTATAAAAACATCAGAAGGTAAAATTGAAACTGATTATGAAACAACTAGAGCAAATCTGCGTGAACTATTAATAACTGGGCAGAATGCTTTGTATCATGCGCTGGAAGTTGCTAAACAATCTGAACACCCACGTGCTTTTGAAGTTGTGGGTAATCTTATGAAGCAACTTGCTGATGTTAACCAACAACTATTGGATATACATCTGCAAAAACAAAAATTAGATGCTCCAAAGAAAGGTGCTGATAAAGTGACGAATAATGCTATCTTTGTTGGTAGCACAGCTGAGTTGAATAAGTTAATTAATAAAATGAATAAAGGAGAGTAATTATGGCTTTGCCAATGATGAGTACACCAACCTATAATTTGGTGATACCTTCTACTAAAAAGAGTGTCAAGTATCGCCCATTTTTAGTTAAAGAAGAAAAGTCTATATTGATTGCGCAACAAAGTGAAGATATTGTTGTTATGGTTGATACTTTAAAAGACGTTATTAGATCTTGTATTATAGATAAAGTTGATCCTGAATCTCTTTCTACATTTGATCTTGAGTATATCTTTACTCAAATTAGAGCAAAATCTGTTGGTGAGATTGTTGAATTATTCTTTCCATGCGATGTTGATCATGGAGATGATAACGAAAAAGCAAAAGTAAAGATCTCAATTGATCTTACTAAGATTGAAGTAGAGTTCCCTGAAGAACATACTAATAAAATTGAATTGTTTGGTGATGTTGGTATAATGATGAAATACCCAACTATTGAGTTAATGACTAAACTTGAAAAAACTGATCAAGAAGATCTAGACAATATCTTTGATATTGTTGCTAGTTGTATTGATCTAATTTATGAGGGTGATAAACTTCACTATGCTAAAGAAACTAAAAAAGAAGAACTGTTAGAGTTCTTATATAATTTAAATTCTGAACAGTTTGTTAAAGTTCAGAAATTCTTTGCTACGTTACCAAGGATTAAAAAAGATGTAGAGTATAACTGCCCGATTTGCGGTTTACATCATAAGAAAACCTTGGAGGGAATGCAAAGTTTTTTTTAATAAATCTCTGTCATGAAAACTTAGCGAATTATTATAAAATGAACTTCGCTCTAATGCAGTACCACAAATACTCTTTGGCAGAGATTGAAGATATGATACCGTTTGAGAGAGAAGTTTATGTAGCGATGTTGATTCAGTATTTAGAAGAAGAAAAACAACGAATAGAAGCAAATAAGAGAAACTAAAATGGCAAAAAGAAATAATAGATCGCGTCCACCAGTAGTTAATGTTACCAGTTCTACAACAGTAGAAGTTAATGGTGGCATTTCTTCAACTGAATTTAAACAATTACTTGATCTACAATCTTCTGCTCTTGGTGAACTTACTTCTGTTAAAACTCTACTAGAACTTTCTAAACACGTAAAGACTGAAACTTCTGCTGCAGCGTCTAGACCAGATACTGATAAAACAATTGCAGAAATGTTAAAGGTTGCCAGAGAGCAACTAAAGGGCAGTAGACGTTCATGGAAACTTCAAGAAGACTTCCAGAAAGATTGGGATAAAGAAGCAAAAGACATTGCTGAAATGGCAAAGGGAATGAAAACCTTTAAGACATTCGGCGAAAAAATGCAAGATAAAAAGTCTGCATTAAAAGAAACATTTAGTCTTGGTGGTATGAAGAAAAATGTTATGGGTGCGCTTAATGTTGGTGGCATATTCAATAAATCTATAGAAAGAGATAAATTTGTTGAACAGCAAAAAGCATTGGGTAGTACTGCTTCTAATAAAGAACTAAAACAAGATTATGAAAAGGCTCATGCAGCTTCCAAAGAAACAAAGAAAACTGAGGCTGCAATTGAGAAGATAAAAACAACTGCTGCTAATGGTGGTCCAGAAATAAGTGAAGAACACTTAAAGAAAAACAATCCAGAGTTTGCTAAACTATTAGAAAAACGCCAGTCAAATGCTGATGAGTTTGGTAAGTATCAACGAGCAACTGATATTCATAGCCCAACTCCAGTTAACCGTAATTTAGTTCCAGCAATGGCAGGAACACCGATGAGTAATGTTATACCAAAACCAACTACGCCTGAACTTGGCAAGACTCCAACAGCTACTGCAGCAGAAGCGACTCAAGGTCAAGAAGTTGCTGAAGAAGGTAAAAAGATTGCTGAAGAAGAAGTCAATCTTCTTAAATCTATTGCTGAGAATACAGGTGGTATGAAAAAGAAACCTGATGAAAAGAAACCAGAAACAGCAAAAGCAGAGGGTGGTGGTATATTAGATACTATTATGAGTTTCTTGGGTGATGCTTTAATGCAATCATTCAAATCACTATTCAATCCAATGAATATACTTAAGACACTGGGTAAAGTATTTGCTATCGGTATGATTATCGGTGCACTATTTGAAGGTGTTATGGATGGTTTCGATGAATATATGAAAACAGGTGATATTGGTAAAGCACTTATCGCTGGTCTTGCTGGTATTATAGACTTCTTAACATTCGGATTATTTGATAAAGAAAAGATCAAAGAAGTTATCGGAGACTTTAGTAAGTGGATCGGTGATCATTTAATTAAACCATTTACTGATTTTATTGGTGGTATCAAAGACTCATTTATGAAATTGATTGAAAATATTGGTGTTCCTGAAATCAAATTCAAGATACCAATTGTAGGTAAAGAAGTTTCAATTGGTCCATTCTATCCATTCAAGAAGGATGCAAAACAATCTGCATCACCAGAAGCAGCCACACCGACTTCTGCTAATCAAGTGGAACAAAAATCAGCAGAGAATGCTGGTGCCAAAGATCAGCCTGTTACTTCTAATAAAACTAACATGGTCAATGCTCCAGTTACTACAAATAATAATTCTACTAAAGTGGAAATGCGCCCACCAATTAGGAATCAAGAATCATCTCAAAGTAAATACCTAGCAAGTAAATACGCATAAAAAAGGGCACCGAAGTGCCCTTTTCAACAACCACTGAATTATTCTTCAGCAGCAATTTTCTTAAAGTAAGACATCACATCCTCATCGTCGTCATTATTAAGTGACTTCGATGGAGTAGGTGCTGGCTTAGAAGCAAAGGTAGGTGCTTGAGCAACTGGACGATCTTCTTCAGACATTTGAGCAGCAGACTTACCTGCAAAAGTATCACCAGAAAGAACTGCGTCTAGTTTCTTCTTCAATTCATCATAAGACTTGAAGTTGCTACGATCGGTAAACTCAGACAACTTGTACTGACCATTAACGATACGAACAATTTCCTCATCACTTTCAGCAACAGGACATGGGTCAGAAAACACTGACTCATCGTAGTTAGCATAACCATCTTTCTTGCGCATACGCAATTTAAAGTTGGCACCTTCCCACAAATCAAACACGTTTACTGGCTTTTCGTCTTCAAAGGTTGGACGTGCTTTGTCCATAATCTTATCAAAGATTTTCTTGCCAAACTTAAACAAGAATACCTTACCTTCATTCTCAGGGTGTTTTGGATCAGACACAATGAGTACGTTGGCAGTAAAAGACAACTTACGCTTTTGTTTACGAGCGATCTCTTTATTAGCATCAGAACCTGAGTTCCAAAGCATGGTGTTCAATTCACCGACTGGATCATTTTCACCAAGAGTTGTTAGGGAGTTTTCGATATACCATTTTCCAGTTGGACCTTTGAAACCATGATTGAACATGCGAACCCATGGGAGTTCATCACCTTCAACACGTGGTAGGAATCGGAGAGTAGCTGTTCCATTGCCAGCCTTGTCGCCTTCTAGACGCCAGAAGCGATTGTCGTCATAAGACTTCTTTTCGCCACTTTGTGGGTTAGAGATTTTATCAAATTCACCAGCGATTTTGGTGAAGTCTTGATTGCGCATTTTACGGAGTGTTTGAATATCCATCGTATGTTTCCTTTGTATTAATATTACGGTTTATTTTTAGTATGTTGTATTTGAATCTTATCATCTAGTTCAACGTCATCATTAAAGTTTTCGTTATTCAAATCATAATCATCTTCAACATAGTTATTTATCGTTCTCATTCCACCAGTTTTTTTACCACTAGAATGTTTGGCAGGTTTCCCTGAACGATTACCAAAATCAGAATCATCATAGTTCTTTGATGATTTATAATATGTGCGACCCATCTTAATCTAACTCTTCAACAAAATGTGTAAATATTTTACGTAGTTTTTCTTTATCGTATTTAACGAAACCAATCAACTTCTTTATTCGTAATAGTTCATTACTCCATATATGCTGAACAGTGGGATTATCAAGCCAGTGTTCAACGATATGATCAAGTTCATTTACAATTACAAGAGTTTCAATTGAAATTTTACCACCAAGAAACAGTCTTAATGCAGCTGGGTATTCATTAAAATTAAAATCAAAGATACTAGAAGTTGGTAATTTATTTATCTCAACATAAGTCAATAGAGATGCTAAATCATCAATAAAAATCTTAGTAATGCTTTGCTTACGTCTATTCCATTCTGCTAAATTGTCATCTGCTTCCTGTCCTGCATAAATTGCGGATTCATTACCATAAGCAAAATTTGCAACAAAGAACTGAATGATGTCACGATCATTACCTATCTTTCTAGCCATCTTCTCAAATATATATCTATCATTTCTTGCTTCAAATGCTTCACGTGATCCTTTAACATTTCCTCTATTTTCGAAGACGTTAAATTTTTCAGAGGTAAAGTGTAATTTTAAAGCGAGATAGTATCGATATGCTTTAAATCCGTCCACTTAATTTCTTCCTACAAGCGTTTTTAACTTCAACAGGAAAGTCTGGTGAAATCTCAGCAATTGAACAATCATAACGAATAATTCTATCTTCTCTTCTATCTGCTATCCTAGCAAAAGAAATTATTATAACTAGAAATAAAATTGATACAATTGGTGGTATCAAATATACTAATCTAGACATCTAATTTTGCTCGCTTGGGTAAATAGTTTTCATCTTGAAAGTTTACCTCAAGTTTATCCTTGAGAGACTTATTCACAAGTTTAGCAACATCTTGTGGTTCAATAAAGTTTTCTTTACAGTATTGAAGAACAGCATCCATATAAGAGATCTTGTTATCACGAACAATTTGCTCAATATACATTGAAAAATCATTAGAAGATTTAAACATTCTTGTTTATCCAATATTCAATATTACGGATCTCTTGAGAGATCTTGTTATATTCAGTTGATTTTTGTTTAAAAAGTTTCCAAACAGCAGTGTTTGGGTTTTCAGAATCCATTTGTTTGTCAAACTTATCTAGATACATTGTAAAGAATTTATCTAGTTTCATCTTCTTCATTAAAAGATCATGACGTTGTGTTTTGTAATCCATAATATAATTATACTCTATTTTAAGTTAAAAGTCAAATTAATTTCTTCGCATAGTTGCAATTTCCATTGCTTCTTGATCAGAGAAAACTGGCACAGCATTTGATTTATGCATAGTGCCTATACCTTTAATTTTATCTCCAGTGTAAATTGGGTTTGGTTTTAAAGCGCATGGTCCACCAGTAAAGGGAAGACTTGGAATCTTAGGTGTCTCACGACAAGCAGGTTTCCCAAGCGAGTATACATCACTGAGAGATTGTTCTTTATGAGCAATCTTCTTTGTGGGATACTTCTTTTTTAATGCTTCCCAACATGCATCTAATTCACGTTGTTTTGCATTTGGTTTACGTTTCTTTGATTTTCCAGGTGATGTAAAAATCATTTGCATAATATATTAAACTCCATTCAAAGAACAAACAACATTTAAACTTACTCGCAATCCTTTAGTGGAAGACATCGCTTGATGAATATATTTTGATGGGAATATAACCATCCTACCTGGGATATATTCATATTCAGCTACACAATCTGATTCATAGTCGTTAAAAAATTTCAAAGAACCACCAATACAATGTTTTCCAATATAGTAAACCATTGTCCAATATGAATTATCAAAATTATTATCCATATCTACATGCTTTTGAGAATGTAAATTTGGTAATTGACCATTTAGATTAACCCTATGTATAAAATTTAATTTATAATTTGGGTATATTTTTGGTAAATGTTCTTGCAAATAAAAATTTATAACAGTATCTACAAACCAAGGATCTTTTAATCTATTATCAATGTTACCAGATCGATGATATAAAACATTTCCAAAAAATTTCTCCTCAGAGTTATCGATGGTCGCCATTGCATAATAAAATGGAAATCTTGATACACTATCTGAACCATAATCTATAATCCACTCAGGTAAGGAATTATCTATAATGGTTATTTTAGTTAAGTCAATTTGTGTTTCCATAAGATATATTATACCTTAATTCAAAATAAAAGTAAAGGGATATTTTGTAATCCCCTCGTCTTTTTAGGGTTATTTCGCCTTTGCAGCGTATACGGTACACATAGTAGATTGAGGAGAATATGCACATTTTACTGCAACAGGGTCAATACCCTTTACAATTGCAGATTCAATATTTCGTTCCATAGATTTTAATTCGGTATATTGATTATGCGCCATTGAGCAAATTAATGTAATAACTCCAAGTGTAACTG